GGGGCGGAGAAGCTCATGACAGTCGTCATGGCAGAGCAAACTGCAAAAGATCACAGTTAGTTTGTTGCTAATTGTGCACCTGCTACAGGATCATACAGATGACCACTCGCGCCCATGTCGGCCCCGTAAACCGTGACTATGATGTATCGCTGAAAAGCGACTTATCAATCAAGGTTGATTTCTACGGATCGCCGTACTCGGCATACACGCAACAAAGCGCGCATCGCGAGTCGAAGTTGTCTGTAAACAACCCCTGGAGAGCTAGCAAGCCTCCAAGTTTAGATCCTACCGCTCGTACTCTCACTGCCTATAAGCGTATCTATGCTATAAACAGCGTGGATGTAGACAGTGGTGCGTACACGTATCACAGGGTCGGCCCGGAAAACAACCCGACGTCGAACATGTGGAACGTACTGGTTGCTCAACCCTTTTACGGGTCTGACAATCAGCTGCGGACTGAAGCAATTCTTGACGCGTTAGCAACCGTCAAGAATGGTGGTTTTAACGCTGGTGTGGCTCTTGCCGAGTCCGCTGGTGTGGCAACGATGGTTACCGACTTAATGCGGTTGGTGACCCGTACTAGGCAAGCTATCCGAAAGGGTGACTTCCAGACGGCCTATCGCACATTCAGGAAGAAGACGAAATACATGTCTTACCCTGCGTGGCGCGAGAAGTACTGGCGAGAGATTCGCCGAGTACAGAGTGTACGAGACAACCAGCACATTCCAACGGGCTGGCTCTACTATCACTTTGGTATCAAGCCGACTTTGAACGATATTCAGTCAGCTATCGACTCCTTCGGGACAAGAATGTCTGAGAACCCGTATGACTACGGGGGCGTCGTTCACGGTTATGCAAAGGAAACTTTCAAGAGAGACTGGACGTCCGAGGATGCTTGGTCGAACGCGAATTACACGTATTCCGCGTTGCGGAGCGTGCGTGTTTCGATCAAGGTACATCCGAAGAATACATATCTCGGGAAGTTGTCAAGCGTAGGAGTAACAAACCCTCCTGAGGCGGTCTATAACGCAATACCGTTCTCATGGTTGCTCGACTACTTTACCACTTTTGGTGACTGGTTGAGTGTGCTTGATGTAGGTTTGGCCTGGAACTTCGCAGATAAATGGACTGAATCCTGGCGTCTAGTTTATGACGCAAAGGCGGTCCCTGTAAGTTCAGGTCGTGTCCGTTATCGGTGGCCGGTTACTCCGTCCATCGTTCGCTACAAGACAATTAATCGTGTTGTACGTGGGGACCTCTATGGTCCAATGGGTTCGATCCTCCCTACTCTGAAAAGACGGGGCCCTTCGGCGCAGCAGTATAGTAACCTGCTGTCAGTATTCGCGTCGTCGATGCGAGTACCAATCAGACCGTGAGCAATCCTGCCCACGGTCAGCTTCATTTACCTTTACGAGGCAAACAAAATGGCAATCGCCAATGTAGTAGTCGCAGACGCCACCACTCCGACGCCGGTCAACCACACGTTCGTCCCCGTCCAAGACGGCAAGAACGCGCGGTGGGTCAACGACGCAGGGGCACAAACGATTAAGGGCCAAGAAGTTCTGACCCTGGACATCAAGCGTGCTGCGGCAAACGGAACTCCTTCGAGCGCTCGTGTTTACACGCTTGATCCGAAGGAAGTGGCTAACTCGGATGGAACCTACAAAGTTGACCACAAGTGCGAGTGTGCAACGGATTTCAAGTGCGACGCGTCTGCCACACGGCAGGAGCGACTCGACAGCTTGACCCTGCACATTAACACTCTTATCGCCCTTAAAACGGCGATGGTTGACTTCCAGCCACAGTTGTAACTACTCTGTGTCTGGTCGTAGGTCCACCAGGCATCATCGCGACGCGGTGGTGTCTGTTCTCCCCGGGCTAAGTCGTCAGTACGACGGCAGCCAGGATATCGTTTACATATCGGTACTCCTTAGAAGGACATATCAATGTCTGTTCAACTTCCTAGCCCTGACGGGGCTAATCGCGCTCGTTCTTCTTTTGTACTTGGACTTCACCTTCGCCGTCTCTTCGACAGCGTCGGCTTCGTCCCCGATGCAGAATGCGTCATCGGCCAGCCCGGATCGTACCATGGCACCGTCAGGTGTGGTGGTCGTACCTTTGCAGGCGCGGTGACGTACTTTGCATCTGAAGTTATGAGCAAATTTGATGATGCGAAAGCTGAGTCAAAAGCGCTAAAAACAAGTACAGCCCTGGAACGCTTCACCCAGGCGGAAGAGCTTTGTGCCGAGACGAACGCCCGGTTTGCCCGCTATTTCTTAGGCCACCGTCCCCAGAACGAGGACGTCGCACGCGTAATGTTACGCGCACGCGAGAAAATTGGCCGACTGATGTCGCAGGTGAACTGGGATCGCGTCCGTTCGGGTCAGACGTTTACACGTGGGAGCAGTGTTACGCTCTCTCGCAAGAACGGGTCACCGATCCACAAGTACTCTACAACAGTGGAGACGACGATTGACAACTTTAGCACCCTATCTGACGAAATTCGTCAGATCCCACTTTGGTGGAGGGCACTTGCCGAGGGCTCCGTACTTGTCTGTGCGGGGAACAAGCTAGCTTTTGTTAATAAAAACTACAAGACTTTTCGTGTGATTGCGGGCGAGCCTTCAGGCAATATGTATAGCCAAAAGGGGGTTGCACGTGGAGATGAGGAATCTCCTTAACACGGTCGGCATTGATCTGAGCTCTCAGGTTACAAACCAAGACCTCGCCCGGTTGGGCAGTAAAACTGGTCTTGTGAGCACAGTTGATATGACGAGTGCCTCCGATACGGTTGCTTTAACCGCTGTTGAGTGGTACTATAGTCTCGTGCCAGACGTGTGGGCGTACCTTGATAGGACGCGTGCACGAATGGGGTGGTTGGCTGGCGAACGAGTAATCTATCGCAAGCTTAGCTCGATGGGTAATGCAACTACATTCGAAGTAGAGACCTCGTTATTTTGGGCCCTCGCTGAGAGCGTGTGCGATATCCTAAAGGCTGATAAACGTTTTTTGGCAGTTTACGGCGATGATGTCGTGCTGCCGACGAAATGTGTGCCGCTATTTCTCGATGTACTGAAAGAGAGCGGGTTCCTCCCGAATCCCAAGAAAACCTTCTGGGAAACTACGGATTCGTCGCATGCGTTTCGCTTCCGTGAGTCGTGCGGTTCGCACTTCCTCAACGGAGAAGACGTCACACCCGTTTATATTAAGTCACAACCTCAAGGACTCCTTGACTACTTTCACCTAGTGAATAACACGGTGCGATGGTTGAAGAGGCTCGAGCTCCTCTCTGACGCTCCAGACCTTTCCGAGGCCTGGCGTTACATCAGAGAGCTGCGCGAGCATGCCCCACGGAAGTGGCGGAAACCTCGCATCCCCGATGGCTATGGGGATGGTGCCTTTATTGGCACGTTCGATGAGTGCACTCCGCGTGTGGCCGCCAGCAAAAAGCGGCTGTACGCTGAAGGGTACCGCATTGAAGTCCTGACTGAACGTTTTGACACGACGAACAGCATTGACGACCGCGGCGTTCCTATTGTGAAATCCACTGACTGGAAGGTACGAAAATCATACCCCCCGTTAGTGGCACGAGAAAACGCTAGAGTTGTTAAGGGTGTTACATTAGAGGGTTTCCTCCTGTCGAGGCTTGAACAGCTAGAGAGGAGAGGCACTCCGTGGCACCAGGTCACTCAGAGGTTCACGAATCAAACAGCCGCGAGGCTGATTGGAACCTTGGAGAGCGAGGGTGCGTCGATAGAATTACCGTCGACGCGCCAGGTGTGTACCTCTGTGTTGTGGCTTCGGCCCGGCATAGATTGGTAAACAATCGTAAAATTGGACCGCA